GTCCATCTACACCAATGCTCACTACGAGTGAGGCAAAGAATTATTTAAAACTTGACACATCCGCTGATGATACGCTTATTGACGATCTTATATTGGCTGCTACGAATTATTGCGAAGAATACTTGGGTCAAAAATTCATTACACAAACTGTTTCGGAAGTTTTTGACAAAGTTCCGAAAGCGAAAATAACCGATTTGTTTCCCACTTTGTATTTGACTGCGCATCCGGTTCAATCCGTTACGTCCATTGTTTACACAGACACATCCGAGGTAGAACAAACTTGGAGCAGTTCCTTATACAAGGTGGATTTGCATCGTAAAGCTGCACGAATCACACCAGCTTACGGAGAAGTATTTCCGGATATTTTAGCCGAAATTAATTCGCTTACGGTTACATACGTAGTCGGATACGGAGATGCAAGTTCGGATGTACCGGCTTCGATTCGACAAGCAATTAGATTAGTTTTATCCGATATGTACCACAACCGAAGCGATTACGCAAAGGAGAAATACTCGGCTTCGCAATCTTTATTGGATAGGTTGAATTATAATTTATTTGTAGGAATATGATTTGGAAGAAGAACGAGGTTTTGGGTCGAATGAATGAACGGATTGTTATTGAATCCGTAACCGAAACTCGTTCCGCTTCTGGTCAAGTAAACAAGTCTTGGTCAACATTCGCTACGGTTTGGGCAGCGGTCGATTATAAACGCGTGGGTACGGATGAAAAGGAAATGGTTGCAAGAGAAACTTCTATTGGAAATGTTGAATTTACAGTTAGATACCGTACAGATTTGAACGAAAAGATGCGGATTAGCTCCAACTCAAAGGTATATGACATTGAACGAATATTACCGGAACAAGAGAAACAATTTATGGTGTTGGTAGCTAAAACAAGGAACTGATGGGAGTATATAAAAGAATGTTGGGTTCAAGTAATTTTAGGATAAGTTCATTTAAAACAACGAGTTCTGGCGGTAGTTCATCAAGATATAATAATTCACAAAGAAGTCCGATTGAATTATCTCAAGCGGATTTAAGAGAATTTAATGCGGATATAGTTAAGTTATTAAAACAAGTAAAGGATAAAAAAGCGATAGCAAATATAATTTATCCAGCTTCGGAAATAGTTAGAGATCGAGCCAAACAATTAACTCCGGTTGCCGAACCGAGAAAAAGACAAAAAGGATTTAGAAGGGAATTTAGTCCGAAACGATTGCGACCGGACGTTTTATATTTTTACAAAAAAGAAGGTGCGAAAAGAGCTGGTAAAGGCAAAGGTAAAATTCGATATAAATTTGGATTAGGCAATATCAAAAGTTCGATTCAAGTAATATCAAAAGAAAAAGGATATAAAACTCCGATTGGTATTATTGGTCCAATGTTTACAAAATTGAAAAGCGTTATTAATCCAAATGAAAAACGATACAACGGATGGTACGCACATATGATATTTGGCGGAGCAAAACAATTTGGGGAAAAGGTTACATATCGAGCATTAAGAGATTCTAAAACATTGGTTTTTAATCAAATTAGTGCCGAGGTCAATAAATATTTGAATAGAACTAAAACTAATTTACGAAAGGTAAGTTAATGACAACAAATGAAATTGGTAAGGCGATTTATGGATTACTTAACGGAGCAAGTTCTGTTACTAATATTGTTGGCAGTCGTATTTATCCTGTTAGCGTACCACAATTTGCAGACTTTCCTTTCGTGGTATATACAACAACGGATACGGACCCGACTATGACAAAGGATGGTTCTTCACCATTAGACGTGATAACCATTCAAATTGATATGTACGCCAACGATTTTGATACGAATACAACGTTAGCCGGGGCGATACGATCAACTTTAGATTTTTATACCGGCACAATTAATGGACAAGCGATTCAAAGAATAACGATGACGAATAATAGCGATGGAGATTACAATGCGGAGTTAGGTGTTTTTTACGCAACGCAAGATTATCAAATTAGATTAAAACGCGAAAGGTAATGGAAGTTTTATTTTTAAAGGACTGGTTGAATCCAGCAACAAATAAAGTAATTACAAAAGGATTGAGGGCGCATATAATGAAGAAGAAGGCATTGGAGTTGATTGCGGATGGAATTGCACAAGAGGTATTGCCTTTTGGAGTTGAACAAGTGATTGAAGCAGAAACTAAAAAGGAAAAAAAGAAGAATCGAAAAAGAATATTTTAAACTTAAAATTCATACGAAATGGCAGTAAATGACATAATTAATGGAACAGACCTTCGCATCTATAAGGATGGCACAACCGCCATTGGCGAAGCGACAACGGCTACTTTATCTGTTACAAGGGAAATGCGAAACATCCTTACAAAGGATTCTCCATCATCAGGTTGGGTTTCAAATAAACCGGGTCAAAAATCGGCTACATTAACCGTTGAAGCATTGTATAGCGAAACATCAACAAACGTTCAACCAGATGTTTTATTTGATGCACTTGATAACGGAACAGTTTTGGCTTTGACATTGACCGAAAACACATCCGGATACAACTTTTATTCCTTTAGTGCGTATTGCACGAGCTGGGAAGTTAATACTCCGGTTGAAGACAATACATCAGTATCCGCAACCTTTACTATTTCTGGAGCGGTTTATCGCGGAACAAACGCATAATTTATGAACACACCACAAACACGGACAAACAATGGTTAGATTTACGAAAATAAACAATAAGGAAGTGCCTGTTTCATTTGGGAATGCGACATTAATTCGCTTCGAAGAAGAAACGGGCATTTCTATTTTAACGCTTGGGCAAAGTCCATTGAATTACAAGGATTCATTAAAGTTAATTTTTGAAGGGTTAAGGGATGGACACAGAAAAGAAGGAAAGAAATTTGATTTGACCTTCGAAGATATGTGCGATGAATTGGATGAAGATATGGATGCAATCACAAGGATTATGAATCTATTCGCCAATTCAATGCCAACAGAAGAAAAAAAAACGAAAACGAGTCGAACGAAAGCGCATCTGACTCAAGCAAAATAACAACTTGGAATCAAATTCGAGAAATTGCGATTGGGCAAATTGGAATGAGTAACCAAGACTTTTTAGATTCGGATTTTGTAGTGGTTATGGACGCAATCAAAGGTTTCAATCAAATGAAACAATTAGAATTCCGTAGCCAATGGGAACAAACAAGGTGGTTGGCAACGATAGGATTGCAACCGTATAGTGGAAAGGGTAAGACAATTAAGATGACGGATCTAATTGTTTTCGATTGGGAGAAGGAAGAAAAACCAGTCAAACGAGAAATGACTGAAGCGCAGAAGGAGTACAGAAGAAGGATGGATGAATTTATGAAAAAACAACACGGTCAAGCATAGAATATGGCAGCGAATCAAATGAATGTATTTCTTAATTTGGACGTTAACAAGTTTAACGCTGCATTAAGAAATGCGCAAAGAAGTATGACCAAATTTGGTCGTTCAATGCAACGAGTTGGACAAAACTTGACCACATCCGTAACCTTGCCCGTTGTTGCAATCGGTGGTAACGCATTAAGGACTGCTGCGCAATTCGAATCTGCAATGAATCAAGTTGCAGCCGTATCAGGTGCAACAGGAAAACAATTTCAAGAATTAGAAAAACTTGCAAAGCAATTAGGCGAAACAACTTCATTTAGTGCAAGTGAAGCCGCACAAGGTATGTCATTCCTTGCAATGGCTGGTTTTGAAGTCAATGATATTCTTGAATCAATGCCCGGAGTTTTAAACCTTGCAGCTGCCGGGCAAATGGACTTGGCAATGGCTTCGGATATTGCAAGTAATATCTTGACCGGTTTCGGCAAGGATGCAAGTGAAATGGGTAAGGCAGTAGATGTACTTGCAAAAACATTTACAAGTTCAAATACAAACCTTGTTCAATTAGGTGAGGCAATGGCTTATGTTGCACCGGTAGCTAATTCTGCCGGATTGCAATTTGAAGAAGTATCTGCTGCCGTTGGATTATTAGGTAATGCCGGTATTCAAGCATCAATGGCTGGTACTGCATTGCGAGGAGCGATTAGTAGATTATTAAGTCCAACTGCTGAATCTGAAAAAATATTACATCGTCTTGGAATTACTGCTTTAGATAGTGCCGGAAATCTTCTACCATTAAATAAAATAATAGAACAACTTGAAAAAAGCGGTGCTACAACTGCCGACATATTAACCATTTTTGGAGATAGAGCCGGACCGGGCATATCTGCTTTAGTAGATCAAGGTTCGCAATCATTAAGAGATTTAACAAAGGAATTAGAAAATAGTGGTGGTACTGCTCAAACCATAGCGGATAAACAATTAGAAGGATTAAACGGGTCATTAAAAAGACTTCAATCCGCATTCGAAGGTTTAATGATTACTATTGCTGATTCTGGATTATTAGATGCAGCGACAAGATTAATTGAAAAATTAACGGCTTCGGTTAGTAAGTTAGCCGATAGATGGAGAAAATTAGCTCCGGAAGTACAAGAGAATATACTTTTAATGGTTGGAATTGCGGCTGCTGCTGGACCGGTATTAATGGTATTAGGAAGCATCATTACATCTGGCGCAAGTGTTGTAGGAGTATTCGCCAAAATTAGTAAAGGTGTATTAGGTGGTAGTGCAGCATTTACTCGAGTCATTCCGGTTATAGGTACGGTTATTACGTTAATAATCGGAATGTATAAAAACTCCGAAAGGTTTAGAGAAAGTATAGTTCCTTTAGTTAAATCTATTGGCAACCTTGGTGGTGCTATAATCGATTTAATGGATATTATTGCTGATGCAATACCTGGAATAGATGGTATAAATGATGCTTTTACACAATTAGGCGATAGTGTTGCGGTTATATTTGAAGGTTGGACAAATGTATTTAACGGTCTTGCTGAATTAGACTTCAAAAAAATATTAAACGGACTTTTAGATGCGATAGGAACAGGTAATGTTAGAAGAGCATATTTTGATGGTAAAAGTTTTGGTGAATCATATGCTGAAGGAGTTCAAGAAGGATTAACCAATACAATAGGTCAATCTGAAGTTAATAAACTTTTTGCTCCATTTCAACAAGCTGCAACTCCATTTATTCCTGGAGTATCTGCGCTTCCAACACCGGCAACTCCTACTGTAACTCCAACAGAAACCACAACTCCAACAACTCCAACAACTCCATCAACAGATGGAGAAAAAGTAATTAGTATTAATAAAAAACAAGCCTATTCAACAGGTTTGGTTAATACACAACTACTTAATCAAT